GTTTTAATTAAAAGTGAGTTTGGTAATGGTGGCGTAGCAATCGTTACTGATACAGAGGACGAGTTTACAGGTATTGTTGATTACACATTAGAAGACGGTGGGTTTGGTTACACAATAGCCAATACAAGACTTGAAGTTTCAAACCAAGTTGTTATTTTAAACAACCCGGATTTATCGTTTGTGCCATTAGAAAGAATAACTGATAGTGGTGGTAATGAAGGTACTGTGATTGGTCAAAATACCTCAGCCGTTGGTATCAAAATGGATGCTGGCTTTCGGCTTGATATAACGAGACCAATTACTACTTTAGACAGAACACCAAACATTACTTTCACAAGCGCTGCCTCTGGTGGTGAGATATTTAGTATTTCAGATAAAAACGACAGTTCTCCAGGATTATTATATCCTGACACAAATGATGTTACAGATGTTAAAGTAGAGTCTCTTTCTAATATCGAAACTATCGCTTTAATTACAGATCCTATTGCGCCTTTCCTTGGTGTAACTCTTAACGCAGCAAACTATAATGCGTCACCTGCTACACAACCTATGTCAGGTTCAGTAGATCCCGTAGTACTTGGCACAGTCTTAGAAGACGCGTTTGATTTAACACCATTTGAAATTGGTACGATTGACTCATTTGTAAATATTAACCCAGGCGCTGATTATGTAAACGATGTATTTACATTAGTTAGAGATGAAGTAATGATTGCGTTTGATAGATACGAACAAAGATTAGTTATTGATCCATTTAGTGCTGCGTTCTCAATAGGCGATGATATTACACAACCATCAACCGGTGTAGCTGGTGTGATAACAGGTATTAATGTAGACAGAGGATTTATTCAAGTTCGTCCATATGCATACTATGGTTTTAGAACCGCACCTATTAACCACGAAGGTACTGCTTATACCGTTATAGCAACCGAAAGAGATTACACAACAGATGTTTATGGCGCAAACGCAGAAATGGTTTCACGTACACAATTTGCTACTGGTAGAATTTCTGAAGTAAAAGTATTGAACTCTGGCTTTGGTTACTTAAACGAAGAGATCGTATTTCTTACTAATGCTGCTGGTTCCACATTAGCCAAAGGTCAGTTATTTGCAGGCTCTCAAGGTATCACTGCAGGGTTCTGGGGAAGCGAAACATCACACGTGAATGGTTATAAAGCGGATGGTACATATTATGATAGTCAAAACAGAATACATGACTCTGACTTCTATCAAGAATATTCATATCAAATTAAATCAACAGTTGACTTTGATTCATACAAAGATACGCTAAAACAAAATGTTCACTTAGCAGGTACTAGAATATTTGGCGCGTTCTCTTATAAAAAGAAACAGGTAGTTGGCGTAACAGCCAAGTTTGGTAGAACAATTAAGACAGATCCATTAATTGGTGGAGATCCAATTGTTGGACCAAATCAAGCCTCGACTATTCCAAAATATAGTTCAGATAGAACAACGATTACAGTAGACACTATCAACTTAAAGGTTGACACAGTTTAATAAATAGATAAAACACGACTTAGGAGCAAAATAATGGCAAAGCAAACGATTGGCGTTGGACTGGTTGGTAACGATGGTCTTGGCGATCCATTAAGAAACGCATTTGTTAAGGTTAACGAAAACTTTACTGAATTATATAACGACGCATTTGATGGAGCATATACATCATTAACTGGCAGACCAACCAGTTTATTATTCTTTGTGAATGATGGTGCAAACAATCAAGTTCTTACAACTAATGGCGACGGAACAATAACATTCCAAAATGGTTATGGAAACACTAATGTTGATACTCATTTAAATGTTGGCACTGCGGCAGCGGATCAAGTATTAGCTTGGTCAGGAACTGATTACGAATGGGTTCCTCAAGCTAGTGGTTCAGGCGGCGGTGGCGGTTTATCAAATAATGAAGTGATTAGCGTTATAACTGGTTCTGATTTAGATATGGCCGGTAACAAAGTATTATTTGGTAACGTATATGACGCAGAAGGCGACTTGCCTGCAGCTGGTAGTTATCACGGTATGTTTGCTCACGTACATGGAACAGGTAAAGCATATTACGCACATGCAGGTTCTTGGGTTAGACTAGCAGATTATTCTGAAGTTGGTTCAGGCGGTGGCGGTGGTTCATTACCAAGTCGTTCATCTCCTTCTAATGTTACAGCATCAATTGCTGACGGCGTTTCAACAGACATTGATATTACTGGGTTTAAAGGATATGCATTATATTCAATCACAACATCACATCCTGCTTGGGTAACACTTTATGCAACTAACGCAGCAAGAACGGCGGATAATTCTAGACTTGAAACAGAAGATCCTGCGCCAGATGCCGGTATTATTTCTGAGGTAATTACATCAACTGGTAACTTAAAAGTATTAATAGCACCAGGAGCGATTGGTTATAATTTAGAATCAACACCAACCGCGAATATACCGGTAAAGGTAAGAAACAAAAATGGTAGTGCTGCTGCGATTACGGTGGCTATAGAAATACTTCAGTTAGAGGCATAACATGCAAAAAGAATGGATTGTTACACTTCATAATAAAGAGGATTTAGATTCTTTTTACGAAGACATGGAAACTGAAGGTGGAACATTACACATTCCGGGTCGCGCTGTTCCTGTCTCTGATAGAAGACAAATAAGTCGCAATACTCATTATATGTTAACTAATGAAGAAGCAATGGAAATACAAAACGATCCTAGAGTTTGGGGATGTGATTTAGTAGAACTAATTGAATTAACTACCAAGCCTCAAGGATGGTCTGTTGTTAATCAAAAGTTTTCAAAAGATTGGTTTACAGATGCAACAGATTTTAACTGGGGTTTACTTAGACATTCTGAAGCTGCTAACAGATCCAACTGGGGTGCCAACGGAACTACAAATGTAAATTCAGATCTTACAGTAACTGCATCAGGTAAAAACGTTGATGTTGTTATTGTTGATGGTCACATTGATCCTAACCATCCAGAGTTTGCTGTTAACAGTGATGGTACTGGCGGATCTCGTATTAATCAATTCAATTGGTTTAGTTTAACAAGCGCATTAGGATTTGGTTCAAATGGAACTTATACATATGATCGTTCAGGTTCATATACAAATTCAGCAGATGAAGATGATAACAATCATGGCTGCCATTGTGGTGGAACCGTAGCAGGTAATACTCAAGGCTGGGCCAGAGACGCGACAATATATAACATTAGCCCTTATGGTTCAAATCCAAATAACTTATCAAGTACAAGAATGTGGGATTACATTAGGGAATGGCATAATACAAAAGCAATTAACGCTGTAACAGGTAGACGCAATCCTACTATTACAAATAATAGTTATGGTAGTTCTATACCTGTTGGTTCAGCCGCAGATAATTTTGGTAACATTACAAGTATTACATACAGAGGTACGGAGTTTAGTCCAGGACGCGATTTAACTACCGCTGAATTAAGAGCTCGTGGTTGTTATGCACCATCTTTACAAATGGATATTCCAAATTACTTTACCTCACGTATGGCTGATATGCAAGATGCAATAGATGATGGAATTATTATTATCGCATCGGCAGGTAACGATAGTTGGAAAACTGTTAATGAGGCTGACCAAGATTGGTCCAATACATATGAAGTTCAATATTATGGATTTGATTATACGTATTTCCTTAATCGTGGTACAGGTTCCGGCGCTGGGTTTAATCCAGTTATTAACGTTGGCGCAACATCAAATAATGTTAATGAAGTTAAAGCACCGTTTAGTAATTGCGGTAACCAAGTTGATATTTTTGCAGCTGGTGAAGGTATTCAAAGTAGTTTGCACTCAGGTGGTGTAAACGATGCTAGAAATAGTTCATATCAATTAGGTAAGTATCAAGGAACAAGTATGTCAGGTCCACAGGTGGCTGGCGTTGTAGCGATCCTTGCTGAAGCATGGCCTAATATAACTCAATCAGAAGCACAACAATGGATAACTGATAACTCAACTATGAATGCAATGTATGACTCTGGTACAGATGATGCGTACGATAGAAATAGTCTACAAGGTGCTGATAATAAATATTTAAGATGGATTAATCAACGACCAATAGATGGAAATACACTTCCAAAACGAAACTTTAAAACAAGACCTGCAACTGGGAAAGTTTACCCAAGACCTAATATACGTAGAAGAGGTTAGGAAAATGTTTATAAATATTACAAAGAGGCAGGCTAGGTGACATGGCAGAAGTACTTACAACAAAATTAAAAAATGATACGACTAGAATGTTTATGGAAGACATTCAGAATAATGACTTCTATGTATTTGTTTCTTCAATTACAACAGATACACGCCAAACCGCATCTAACTCGCAGTATAGTAAAAATGAATTTTTAGAAAATACTGTGTTTGGTAAAAAGGTTCTTGGATCAGATACTAAGTTTATGATTAAGTATCACCCTTGGCAAAAAGATGCAACTTATGTTCAATACGATGATAAGATTGACTTAGAAGGCGAAAAGTTTTACGCTGTAGTTGGTCCAAATGATAATGATACTGGAGACTATCGTGTATTCAAATGCTTATATAACAACAATGATGGACCATCTATTGCGCCACCAAATTGGAATGCATATACAACAAATCAAATATACGCAACAGCCGACAAATACGTATGGAAGTTTATGTACGCAATTGAATCGTCTGAGTTTGAGGCATATAATGCCGTTGGTTATATTCCCTTACCTATAGATTTAGAAATTAATCCAGATCCAAACGCAAACTCTGCTGCTATCATATATGGTTCAGAACTATCAGATATCTTTATTGAAAACCCAGTTGATAACGCCGGCTACCCATCTTTAGATGGATTTTTAGCTGCTGCTCCATCAAACTCTGGTGTGATAACATTCCGCGCAGGTGGATCCGGTGTTGTTAACCAAATTCAAAACTATTATGCAGGTATGTCAATATACATAACTAACCCAGACCAAACATCGCAAATATATAAAATTGATACATATGAATTTGACTCTGCTAGTGGTTATGGTAAAGCAAGAGTTGTTGGTACTCCACGTGCTGACGGCGTATCAAACATTGCAACATTTTCAATTATACCAACTATTGAATTACAAGGTGATGGCACAGGCTGTGTTGCTAAAGCAGAAGTAACTGCTGGACAAATTTCAAATATTATTATCCTTAACCCAGGAAGTGGCTATACTAATTTAACAGCCTCAGTTAAAGATCCTGAGTTTGATTTTGCTCCAGAAGATACTAACTCTGTTGATGTTAGAGTAGAATTAAGACCAATTCTTTCTCCATTCGGTGGTCATGGTTATAACTTAATTGATGAATTATACTGTAGTCATATTCTTTTATATGGATATATTACAGAAACTGATAATAATCAAATTGGTTCAGAAAGCAGCTACTCTAATATCGGTGTTGTTAAAAATCCAGAATTTGTAAGTGCTCAAGCCAATACTGCCAATACACCAGACGTATTTGATAACAGAATTGAAATTTTTACAGATAACATTTCTTACGCTATTGAAGGCGATTCAATTAAACAATTAGATGCGTCAAACAAAATAACATTCACTGGTAGAATACATGAAGTAGTTGATACTGCTAACACAGTTTATATTTCAAACTATATGGGTCCATTTGCTAACAAAGCGAATAATGACATATCGTTTGATCCGACTGCCGCAATTGTTAATTCTACGGGTCAAAGAATTATAATAAATAGTCCACAAGCCAATAATACGATAGAATCAGATTACATCCAAAGAAGTGGGCAAGTATACTTCATGGAAGATTTTGTTCCTCTCGTTCGTTCAAGAACCTCACGGGAAGAATACAAATTAGTATTAGAATTTTAAGGAAACATGATAGATGCCTATTAATAAAAATTTAAATATTGCTCCATATTTTGATGATTTCAATATAGAAAAGCAGTTCTATAAAATTCTGTTTAAGCCTGCTTACGCTATTCAAGCCCGTGAGCTTACACAGCTACAAACGATCTTGCAAAATCAGGTTGAACAATTTGGTGATAATATTTACCAAGAAGGTAGCATCGTTAAAGGCTGTAACTTTACAAATCTAAACAGTTTACAATTCGTTAAGCTAACAGACAAAACTGGTTTTGATCCAGAAACGTTTATCCCTGCGGTTGCAGACGAGGTAATTTCTGGTTCCACAGTTGAAATTGAAACTAAGTATGAGATTGAAGGTCAGATTTCTGGATTGAAAGCGTCAATCATATTCGCAGCGCGTGGTTTTGAAACACGTCCACCGAACCTTAATACATTCTTTGTTAACTACTTAAACTCAAACGAAACAAGTGGTTATAAATCGTTTATTGCTGGTGAAGAACTAGTTATTAACAAGTATCGCTATAATGGTTCAACTATTATTGAAACAGTACTTAGTGTTCAAACAACTCAGGTAACACAGCTCCCAGCGCCAACAGGTAAATCATTTGGTATTCAAGCTGCAGCCGGTGTTATATTTCAAAAAGGTCACTTCTTATTCGCTGCTGACCAAACTCTTATTGTTGCTCCATACACTGACCAGCCTGATGACTTATCAGTTGGTTATGAAGTTTCTGAAACAATCGTTAGCTCGCTACAAGATAGCAGCTTATTTGATAACGCAAACGGTTCAGAAAATGAAAACGCTCCGGGTGCCGATAGATTTAAAATGGTTCCAACATTAACTGTTAAAGATACTGCTGTTGCTGATATTGATGCAGGGTTCTTTACATTAATTAGATACCAAAATGGCTCAGCTGTTACGCTTAGAGACGTTGCACAATTTAACTCTATTAATGAAGAACTAGCTAAACGTACATATGAAACAAATGGCGATTATATCGTTGATGATTTCAAAGTATTAATGGAACGACGTGGCACAGACCTTACGGCACTTGTTGGTAAAGGCTCGGCTTATATCAAAGGTTATAAAATTGAAAACAGAGGTTTCCAAGATACTGTAATTGATGATGTTACAACTACTTCTGTTCAAACTAACGAGTCAACTTCTCTTAATTACGGATCTTACGTTGACATTACTACAATTTCTGGTACTATTGGATTACAATACGAAACACTAGAACTACAACGTGCAAATGGTACAAAGATCGGCGAAGCTTTTGCTAAAAACATTACTGCTACAAGATTATATTTGTTTGGTGTTAAATTACTTTACCCATCATATACATTTGCTAATGTTGAGCGTATCGTCGGTACATCTGGAGTTATTACTCTACCATCTGGCTCAAAAATTAAAGGTACAAATACTGCACCAATGGTATTTGATACAGGGTCAAGAAGCATTAAAACATTAACAGACTTGGTGGTACCTGTACGTACAATGGCTACGAGTGCAAACGTTTCAAGTAATGAAATTGTTATTAACGCGGCTAATGGTAACGAAGACTTTGCAGTTGACCAAGGAGACATCGTTGTTGTTGATGCATCTAATACTTTTATTAATGTTTTAAGTTATGCTACATCTTTAAACAACTCAGTTCTTACAATTACTTTAGACCCAGCGGATAACTCAGATCCTGTTGCTACTGTTTATTACAACAAAAGAATATTTAATAATTCTGACGCGACAGCATATAATAAAGTATTAGTTAATCCATATATTAAATTTGTTTGGAACAATGGGCAATCACAATATAGTTTAGGTTTCCCTGATGTACATAGCATCACAAGTGTTGAAGATAGTAATGGTAATGATTTTACTGATAGCTTTAGATTAAATACAAACCAAAAAGATAATTTCTATGACATCTCGTTTATGGAACTTATCCCAGGTCGCCCAGTACCAACATCAGGTACATATACAGTACAACTTAAAGTGTTTAAAATTAATAACTCAACTGGTTCAAATTTCTTTACTATTGATAGTTATCCAATTGATGATATAACTACAAACTTACCTAGCGAGAAAATTCGCACATCAGACATGGGTGTGTTTAAGTCAACAACTGGTACGACGTTTAGATTAAGAGAATGTATTGATTTTAGACCATATGCTGATCTTGGCGCAGGTGCTAGCTACACTGCATTAACTGAAGGAGCTGCATCGGTTGTTACTGGTCTTGTTGGAGCATCGCAACCAACCTTTAGTACTAATGATTATATTATACCACAAATTGACGGCAATGTCAATAGCGATATTGAGACTTATAATGCTCGTGTTGATGCAGTTATAATTGACTCATATGGTAAAGTTGCCACAGTTAAAGGTGAAGAGGAAACAATGCCTGCTCCTCCAAAAGTTGGCGCAGACCAATTCCTTATCTCTCATATCACAATCCCAGGTTATCCAGCGTTGTCACCAACTGAGGCAGAAAGTCAAAGTAAGTCATACTACGCAGTAACAGCAAAAACTGCTGGTACGAAAACATATACAATGGGTGATATTGCTAATGTAGAAAAACGTTTAGATAATTTAGAGTATTATATTAGTTTAAGTCAACTCGAGTCGTCAACTCAAGACTTAAATGTTGTTGACGAAAACGGTTTAACTAGATTTAAAAATGGTTTCCTAGTAGATCCATTTAACGATACATCTATATCTAATTTAGAAAACCCTAACTTCTCAGCAGCCATTCGTGGTGATACAAAAATACTTACTCCTTCGTTAAGAACGTTCCCATTAGATCTTATCTATAAATCAACTTCATCAGCGTCTATCTTCCCAACAACAAGTGATGCAGATGTAGCTTCCTTAACAAGAAACGCAAATATTAAATTACTAGCGCAATCATACGCTACAAACTTTAGAAACTGTGTATCAAACTATTGGTCATACGATGGTGTTGGTGCTTTATCTCCAAACCAAGATGTGGCTCCTGACGTAACAAACAATCCAGTAAGATTGGATTTTGATATTGCTACGCCGTTTAATAACTTTATTGATGACTTACAATCATTTATTCCATTAACAAGAGATAACGTTACAAATCTAAGTTCAGTTCGCCAAAGCCTTGGTGGACGTATGTGGCGAGATGTAACAACGCAAAGCATTACTAACGAACAACTTAACGTATCATCTTCTCTACAAAGCCAAAACGTTGGCGATTTTGTTTCAGACTTCCAATTTGAACCATATATGAGAGCAAGAGATATTAAAGTTTATATGTCAGGCTTACGCCCTAATACTCGACATTACTTCTTCTTTGATAAAGTTGATGTAAATAACAGAGTACGTCCTGGGACAACATCAGCAAATAGAGCAAGAGAAGTTGAAAAGTTTGGCGATCGTGGAGCTGCGGTTAGTACTGACGCTAATGGCGTAATAAGAGCCGTGTTTGAATTACCAGCGGGTACATTCTTTGTTGGCGAAAGAGAATTAACTATTGTTGACGTTAGCCAATATTCAAGTATTGACTCTGCGAAAACATCACGCGGTGATTTATCGTATAACGCATATAACATTAATTTCAATAGTGGCTTAACTTCATCAGTAAGAATGCCTGAAACTTCAAACCAAGTAACAACATCAACAAGAACAGTTGCAGGTCGACCATTCCAAATTGATCCACTTGCGCAAACATTCTTTATCAAACAAGGTATGGGTAAAGGTGCAACATCAGTATTCGCATCTAAAGTTGATGTATACTTTAAACGTAAAAGTGAAACTAATGGTGTAACTGTTATGTTACGTGAAGTAATTAATGGATATCCTTCAGCTGCAATTTTACCATTCTCTAAAGTTCACTTAGATCCAAGTGATGTTAACGTTACAGACGATGCATCAACATCAACGCCTATTACTTTTGACGCTCCTATCAGATTAGATACTGAAAAAGAATATGCAATTGTTATTCAACCAGATGCGAACGATCCTAATTACTTAGTGTTTACATCTAAGGTTGGCGGTACTGATTTAACTCCGGGTCCTACAAACGGTCAAGCAGTTGTTCAAGACTGGGGTGATGGTGTTCTCTTTACATCAACAAACAACCGAGCATGGAAATCAGTACAAGACGAAGATTTAAAATTCACTTTATATCGTCACCAGTTTAGTGCATCAAGTGGTACTGTAACTATGACAAACAATAATCACGAGTTCCTTACACTTTCAGATTGGACTGGTCGATTTACTCAAGGTGAAGAAGTTTATCAAACGTTAACACTGCAAGGTTCAACCGCTGCTGCAATCACAATGCCAATTGGTACATCAGTAATTACTGGTACATCATTAGGTGATACATACGCTGCTGGCGATAAGATTTTGGTTACTAACGCAGGCGGATCAACATCAGAAATATTTAAAATCGCAAGTGTTGATAGCGCATCTGAAATGACTACAACTAAACCTGTATCGTTTGAAGTAGGTAATGGTACTGGTACATCAATTGTTGCAGGTACTATTTCTTACTACAACGCATTTAACAGAGCAGTAATGCACTTATCTGGTAGTTCGGCATCATCAACTAAAACGTTTAGTGCAACAGGCACAATCACTGGTGCCTCTAGTGGTATCACTGGTACTGTTGGTAGTGTTGATAATATCAACTTAAGTTATGTACAACCACTGATTAATAAATCAACTGATAGCGCAACATCTGTTTCATTATCAGGTACATTCGTGCCACCAAGTGATGTATTAACTACATATAATAAAAAGATGAAGTTTGGCTCATCAAATTACTTCACAGAACAAGGTGTTGTGGTTTATTCTAAATCAAACGATACATCTGACTCAAAACCATTTGAAGTTAAAATCAATATGGCTAACGGTTCAAGTGATACAACTTCACCGATGGTTGATTTAGAGACAGCTTCATTATTATCATATCAATGGTTAGTAACAAATAGTTCTGATACTACATCAAAATATATTTCTAAAACAGTAGAACTTGCTGAAGATTTAGATGCTGAAGATATTAATGTTATCCTAACTGCTCACCGTCCAACAGGTACTGACATTAAAGTTTATATCAGACCACAGAATGTATATGACGCTGCGGCATTTGATACAATTCCTTGGATTGAGCTAGAGTTATATAAAGGCATAAACATGTTTACGTCTGCATCCAACGAAGAAGATTATAGAGAGTACGAGTGGAAACTAGCTGATGCTAACAAAGACTCAAACGATGCGCTTACTTATACAAGCACAGGTGGTACTCACGTTGGTTACAGAAAGTTTGCTATCAAAATTGAAATGATTTCTAACGACATCTCTAAATCATCATTAGTAAAAGATATGAGAGCGTTAGCCTTAACATGACAAACGTTGTTCGCCACCAATTTTCAAAAGCAGTGCTAAGTACAGACGCGGCAAGTTTGAATAAATATAAACAAGAAAGAGCTTTACACCGCAAAGTTACTAAACTAGGTAATGAGCTCCATGAAATTAAAGAGCTATTAGCGACCGTGTGCGATAGATTAGATCAGATAGAGAAGTAGAGTTAAATGGCAAAACCAAATATTCAAAACATTACAACGACTCAAACGTTTCAGAACTGGTTTGATAAGACCAATGAAATGGTTGATATTATGCGTGAGCAAGCTGTCACGGCAACCATTACTGGTGACTTAACAACAGGCGATGTAAATTTAGCAGGCGATCTTCAAGCTAATACGTTACTTGCTGATACATTACTTCAAGCAGATACTATTACAGCTTTCACTGCAAGTTCACCAATATCATTTAACGCACCAGTAGTAATTACTGGATCTGGCGATCAAGTGGTAGCAACCTTTGCCTATGGTGCAGGTGGTGGTAGAACACGATATACTGATAACGTAATATCTTGGGATATTGGCGTAGATAATTCAAGCGATGCTAACTTTATTATTGATACCGGAACAGGTACACCAAAATTACAATTAACACCAGCAGGTACATTAAGTGTACTTAACTTTAATGTAGAAGAAAACATGACAGTAACTGGTGATTTAAATGTTCAAGATATCACAAGTGTTGATATGACAGCAAACAGTGTTACTGCAGATGATTTCATTGGTGATCGTTTCACGGGTAACTTAATTGGTGATGTATATAAAGTAAACGATGGTGTAGCAAACAAAGTACTTGAAAGCGGACAGAGTGGAATTCCTGCTCAGTTTACAGGTAACGTACTTGGTACAACATCTGATATATCAAATCATAATACAAATGCTTTAACTGAAGGTACTAATAATTTATATTATACTACGGAAAGAGTATTAGGAGAATTGTCTGGTGGAACTGGCGTATCGTTTAACGATGAAACAGGTGCAATAAGTATTGGTCAAATTGTTGCTACAAGTTCAGCAGTTACATTTGGATCAGTCTTTTCAACCGGTGAGGTTACCGCGTTTGGTACTGTTTCAGATAGAAGACAAAAACAAAACATTAAACCAATTGATAACGCATTAGATAAAGTTTCACAACTTGGTGGTTATACATTTAACTACAAATCAAAACCTGAAGAACCAATGACTGGCGTTATGGCACAAGAACTTATGGAAGTTTTACCTGAAGCTGTTTACGAAACGACAGACCCAGATACTGGCGAGGCCATATATGCGGTCAGGCATGGTAACGTAATTGGTTTGTTAATCGAAGCTATCAAGGAATTGAACGAAAAAGTAGGAAAGTAACCCATGACTATTAAGACTAGCGGACCACTTTCGTTTACAGAAATCCATGACGAGTTTAAAACACTCGGTGGTACATTAAACCAAACACCTTACCAACTTAGTGAATACCGAGGATTACCGGTAGGAATGGGTTTACCACAATCAGGTACAATTAAATTCAGCGACTTTTATGGAAAATCTAGTATTAGGTTTGTCACAGGCGATGAATGGATTCCTATATCTGATACTCAAATCAACTCCAAATATAATATCAGAGATTGTAACTTGTGGGATGCGCTAAAAGCTATGGGTTATACTGACCCAGCAGGGTTATATGATATTACATTACCAGCAGATTATTGGTTATGGTCCAACAGTACTTCTAATGGCGGACTAGTTATTCCTAGCAATATGACTGGCGATATAGTATTCCGTAATAATGGAATCATTATTGGTAAAGGTGGTGATGCCGGAACAAACGCCGGTGGTACTATAGCAAATAAAACTGGTAAACCTGGTGGTCCTGCACTAGTTATTCAAACGACTTCAGGAAATCACACTATCATTAATAACTCAAATGCTTATATCGCAGGTGGCGGTGGAGGCGGCGGAACTGGAGGCGCAGGTCTTGGCTCTGGTGGCGGAGGTGGTGCTGGCGGTGGTAACGGCGGAACAGGTTATCGTGCAGGCGGTGGCTTTGGTGCTGGTGGTTCATTAAATACTGCAGGTGCGAATGCGCGAGATGATAGCGATGCTTCTGGTGGTAGAGGTGGCGGTGCCGGTGGTGGTTCTGGTGCATGGGATAACGGGTCAAAGATTGACGAAGTTGATGCTGGCGGCGGAGGTGGCGGTGGTCGTCAACTTCCCGGTACTGGTGGCGCAGGTGGTCCTAGTGGTAGAAATGCTGCAGGTGTAGCAGGTGGTGGATCTAATAATGCTGGTGCAGCTGGCTCTGGTGGAGTCGGCGGAGGTGGCGGTGGTTGGGGTGCTTCTGGTGGTTCAGGTGGCGGTAATCAACTAGCTGGTGGCGCAGGCGGCGCAGGAATTTCTAAAGCAACTAATAACGTTACTATAACTAATAACGGCACAATATGGGGTACGGTGTAATGGATGGTCAAAAACTGATGAACGATCCCGATATGAAATGGTGTGATGTTGCTCGAGCATATTACGAAAGATACGTAGTTGGAAATAATATTGAAGGCTATGACGCTGGCTGTTCATACGTCAGAAATGATGATTTGTTTGAAGATAGAATGAGAGAACTATGTACTGAGTTCGGAGATGAATATGATGATACTAAGAGCAAAAGAGCCACTCTTAGAACTCTCCACATGGTATTTAGAAGCAACGATATTTTAGAAAGAAGCTGTGAATTTGTTGCAACTGATTTATACAGATTAACTAGAGATGGTAACGTGTTACTTGAAGGAACCTTACCTGAATTAGAATCATTTAAAACTATTGAGTACGACGACAACGAATGGTGGTTTGCCAAAAGTGCTCAAGGAACGTTATTAAATAACGAACAAGAAGTAAACGATTATCAGTCTAATATTTTACGCGAAAGAAAATATGTTGATAAAGATACCATAGACAATTTTGTACTCTGGAAAGCAGAGTAAATAAAATATAATTAGACACGTATAATCCTACTAGTTTTTTATAAATAAAAAGAAATAGTAGATACTAAGAAGGTACTCAATAATGTCATTGATTTCAGAACTAGGTCCGATTACAGGCGCCAATACAAGATCTGAGGATCTTTTCGTTATTGTTAACTTGATCCAAGGTGATGATGGAACAAAAAACATCACACGTAAAGAACTGGTTCAAGCGTTACAATTCGAGATTTTCAACAATATCAAAATCACCGGCGGTTCAATTCAAAACGTCATTATGTCGGTTTCAACTCTCAACGATGTTGAAATAAACGACTCTGTTATTAGTAACGGAACAATGACTGGGACGGCACTCAACACGGTAGCCATCGAAGAATCAACAGCCAACAACATGACAATGACGAATTCAGTAATTACTGATTCTGCGTTTAATGATGGTACTGGTAATAATGTTATTCTAACGAATTCAACTATTGACGATTCAACAATCCTTGATAGTTCTGCCAATAACATGGCGATTGATAACTCTGATTTCTCTAATGGAACAGGCAATAACAATATCTTTACTAATTCGCAGGTTGATAATTCATCCTTTGCGAACGTTGCTATTGAGCAAGGTACTGCTAACGGCTTAATCCTTACTAACATTACGATTGACGAAATTGTTCTCGAAGATGCGTTAATGTCAAACTCAGTAATTATTACTACTGACTTTAGCAATGGTACGATCCGAGACACTGCAGTATCAAATGTTACTATCGTTGATACAGACATTTCTAATTCCGATATACGTGATACTGATTTAGACAACGTAACGATTACAAACTCAAGATTTGCTAACGGTTTAATTTGGGATACTACAACAAGTAACTCATCTATCATTGACTCAACTGCAAACAACATTGTTATTACTAACTCAGAATTAAATGATAGTACTGCAAATAACGTTCAGATTACTAACTCAGATTTCTCTGATGGAACTGGTAACAATAACGTATTTACTAATACTACAATCCAAGATGGTACGCTTGCCAATAACGTTATTACTGACTCATCATTCCAAGGTACACTTGATAATGTAACTGCTCAGAATATGACAATCACAAGTTCATCAACTGAAGGTCTTGGCCAACAAAAATCAGTTATTGAAAATTCAGAATTTAAAGATGGTGTCGTAGCCAATTCTACAATCGAGGATAGTACTCTTGTAGATTTTGATATGAACATCACTAAAGAGTTTGAGCCAATGCTCGATGAAGATAGTTACTTCGCTCTGAAAAATGTTAAGACTGGTGAAACAGAGAAAATGACTTATCGTCAACTGTATGACGAATTCTCTAAACAAACAGAAAAATCACTTAAGATCCACGTTGCTTCTGATGGTGACGACAAATACCCAGGAACTATTTTACAGCCAGTTAAAACACTAAAACGCGCTGGGTTGCTTGCTTTAGAAAAAGCTGGTGGTTCATACGATCGTAACGATATTAATAATGCTGTTCACATCTCAGTAGGTCCTGGAACTTACTATGTTGATGAGCCGGTTATGTTACCTGATGATACATCAATGACATCAACCAGTGGTCAGTATGCTACACTTATTCAAAAGAAAAAGGGTTGGGAAAAAACAAATGGTATTCTAGTTGGATCCGGTTGTTATGTCCAAGGTTTCTCTTACATGAACTTCGAAGTTGATAACTTTGACCAACCTGAAGGTGGTTTTGCTATCGCTTACAGACCGGGTGCTCTACTAAGACGTTCTCCATATCTTCGTGACTCTACTCAGCTTTCAAACTTTAATAGACTTGATGTTGAACCTCCGTTAAATCCATTTAACTCAAAAGGTACCATCCTTGATTTAGGTCAGGAATTCTATTTAGTTGCAGGTCACTCTGCTCAAACTCAATTCGAAGTTGACGATGAAGTAACATTCTCATCTGGTGCATCAGGTTATATCTCATACATTGATGATATTGATAGCAACAGACAAATTTATGTTCGTAACCTTAAAGGTAACGTTGAAGTTGGCGATGTACTATACGCACAACGTGGTGGTACAGGTACTATCGAGTCAATCGGTATTGATGATTTCCCTAACAGACTAGTTGGTCGAGGCGGCGGTTGTCTATTGGCAGACAGAGCGGTACTTGATACTGACTCACTATATACATACGTATTATGTTTTGGTTTTACACCTCGTACTCAAAATGGTACAGGTTACGTTGCTAAAAACGGTGCTGGTGTTAACGGTATTGGTTCCTTGTCAATCTTTACTCGCCAAGCGTTCTTCGCCTTAGACGGTGGTCAAATGACATTGAACAACTCTGGTTCTCAGTTCGGTGACATCTCAATGCGTGCTCGTGGTTCAACTGTTATTATTAGACCAGCTGAAGGTACTGCTGGAAACTTAATCGCTAACTCTGCGTTTGCCGATGTTCTTGAAACTAAATCAGATGAAATCGTTGATGATATGGTTTACTACTTAACATCACCTGTTGCTGATGGTGGTTTAGGTTATCAAGGTTATAATGCTGATAAGTGTTTCAGAGATACAGGAATTATTGTTGACAACACTGGTTTCGATGTTGCTACAAAAGGTAACTACTGGGGTCGTTTAAATGGTATTTCATATCGTTCACCAATTTCATATCTTGTTGTTAACGAACAATTAACAGAAACTACTGGATCTATTAATCACCTTAAAGACTCTATTGTTAGTACAAATGGTGGTATCTTTGGTAACGCAGGTGCTGAATTAATATCTCGAGTTAACTCTTCACTTGATGAAACATTAAACATCTTAGAAAACGGTGAAGCTGCGGCGAACCCTATTATATTCTCAGATACTGGTAAGTCAGATCAGACTGCTGCTAGAGAACTTGTTCAGTCTAACAGAGAATTAATCATTAACGATTTTGTTGATTGGATCGACAATAACGATGATTTCTATGCTTACGACAGCGCTAAATGTGAGCGTGACGTTCAAGAATATATCTTACCTGCCGTCAAATATGACATGATGTTAGATACAAACTATAACACTGAAAATGCTGGATTAGCATATTACGTTAACACTGCAAGAACAAGCCTTGAAAACCAACGTAATGAAACTGTTGCTTCGTTTAAGAGATTACGCAAAACAACTGATGAATTAATTCAAGCCAACTCTGCACCGGCTGCAACATCGGCTTACTCTGCATTTAATAATGTTATTGATACGATTGCAAACTCAGGTGACAAATATACACCAACTAAAGCAACATACGAACCAACAACTGGTATGATGGTTA